TTGTATCTCCAATAGTAGTTTCTGTACCTAAATGAATAAAATGCCTATCTTGATCTGACACTATCGTCAAAGCTGTTTTAGTTGGAGCTCCTGCCATAATGGTTGCTCTTGTTTCTAAAGCATTAGTAGCATAGTTTAATGGTTGCCAAATAAATGTTCTACCATTTAAAATAGTTGCTGTTAATGTTTGTCCAAAATTATCTAAAGACCAATCTGCTGGATCTAATTGAACAGAAGAAGATAAAGATGCTGCTCCCCAAGCTGTAAAAGCTTCTACTCCAGCTGTGTCTAAATGGGATGCTGCAGAAGTTCCATTAACTCCTCTCGTACATCCAGTTAAATCATTAGAAGATATTCCTGTATAACTAATTAATTCATTGTCTATTTTTACTACTCCAGTGGTAGGGAAACCAGCTGTGCTTGTTAATGTAATTGTAGTAACTATATTATCGATTGCTCCATTCAAAGTTGTAGTTAAACCTGAAGCTCCTCCGTATCCACCAGTACCAAATCCATATCCATATGTTTGTCCTACTGGACCAATCTTAATATATCTATTTATAGTGCAGGCTCCATCAGCTGTATTATTGGCTGTAGCGTTAGCTGCCATTGTTACTGTAAAGGTATTAATAGTTGTACTAGTTACTTCAAAAGTTTGATCTTCAAAATTACCAGATGTGTATCCAGCTCCTGTTGGAGGTGTGACGGAAGTAAAAGTAAATAGATCTCCTGCAACCATATTATGTCCAATTAGATTAACTGTGACGATTGGAGATCCAGAAGAAGTATCAAACGTTCCTCCTGTTTGAGCAGCTTCTAATGGAGAAATATCGTAAAAAGCACTTTCATAGTAAATAAAAAGACCTCGTTGAGTTCCTAAAACAACGTATTTTCTTCCATCTAGATCTGTCCATTGATGTTGAGATCTTACAGCTCCTACTAATGTTTTAGAAGTTAATTTTTCCCAACCACCTATTTTTTCAGGTAAACCATAACGAAATCGCACAAAATCACCGTCTACATACTGTCCTTCAGCTGCAGTATCGGTTATTTGTTTATTAAAGCCAGGTCTTATGTTAATTAAATTTAATGGCATATTGGCATTATACCTTATATTTAAATCAGTTTATATATCAGAATTAATTTCTTGTTCTGTCTTAGTTTTAAGCCTTTTAACTTCTTCTGGGAATTTTTGTTGCCAATCTACAATAGTTTTAAATAAGTAATTTGCAAAATGTTTAAAAAAAACATTAGTTAAATGAAGTTTTTTATTTTTAGATATATAATTAATTTCTTCGTCATTAAACTCTATATCACAAGATCCATCTTCAAATTGTTTAAATTTCATAATTGTTTAAATTAATACGTTTTTTAATATATTTTGTTGATCATAAGCATAATCTTTATTTGGACCATTTTCATCTACATAGTGAAAAAAAGTTTGAGCATGCCAGTCCCCTTCAAAAGGATCTCTCCAATGCTCAAGTTCACATCCTAAATAAATAACGGCATCTCCTGGATTCATTTCTAATTTTGTACCTTCCATATAAATTGGCCAAGGTGTACCATCACTTCCCCACATAGCTGTTACAGATACCTCACAGGCAGGTCTATCTTTATGTGGTTTTAAATCAGAGTTGTAGGTATACACTCTTGAAAAAGAATAAGTAGGCAACAGTTTTAATCCTGTTTCTTCTTGCATTCGTTTTCGTTTCTTCATTAAAAAAGCATCTGAAAAACAATCGAAATTAAAATAAGAATCTGAATTATTATTAAATAAAGCTTCATCAAAGTTAGTTGTGTTGCGTTTGTGTCTAAGTAAAAAATAATAAACACCGAAATCAATTTCTTCCTGTGTAAAGAAATTCTTAACTAATTTAAATTTAAAATCTTTTTTTAAAACATCCATGCAACTATTGAGTATCTAGGTTTTTTACTAACAAAATTAACTCTATGGGGAAACATAAAGCTACTTGGCCACATTATTAAGCGACCTACTTTTGGTTCAACTTTAAGAAATGATTTTCTTTCAATTGTATCACAAAACTCCAATTCTCCTCCTTCATAATCATTGTTTAATAAAATAATACAAGTTAAAGTTCTTGGTATTTGTGGACAATGATCTGTATGAAATTTATAAAAACCATGTTCTTCATATTTTAGAGCAGAAATATCTGTAATTCCATTTATAAGTAATTCATCGTTATAAGCTAAATTTTTTTTATAGTCTTGAAACCCATCTTTTAATCTAGAACAAATAAAATTATACCAATGAATTTTAGTTTTTGATTTTAAATCAACTAAATTTAAATCGAATACTTGTGTGTTCCTTACGTTTTTTTCAATTATTCCAGGACCTTCGGCTTCTCCTTGAACACGTGCGTCTGTAAAATTCTGTATATTTAACCAACGCAATAAAGAACCTACTACTTCTGGTCTTAAAAAATTATCCGTTATTTTTATATAGTCTTTTATATTTGTCATTCAAATATTTTTTTACTCCATATTTTTCGTTTGTACCAGTTTATAACAGTTGTTCTAAAATCAGCATATTGATATTTATCATGTTTTATACTAGAAATACTCATTTTCCAAGCATCCCTTTTAAATGGAATTACTTGTACATAAGGCAATCCTTTTTCAAATGTTTTTCTAAAAGAAGGATACTTACTTTTATTAATACATATAGGAAAATTAACTGTGGTATTAAAAGTGTCTGTATCTACAATTGCTGGTAGTATGTGAAAATGATCAAATTCTCTGTGCATAGGTGGAATAAATAAACAAGAGTAACCAGGAGGGGTTTTAATTTTCCATGGATTTATTATTTTAAAAAAATGTCCCATACCATTTTTATGAGCCATAAATCCTTTGTTTCCATCAAGTTGATTTGCAGAATGAGCTTCGGCATGATTTTGCATATACTCATCTTGAGCTCCAAATTTTACACCCATCGCTGGTTTAACGTAAGTTGAAAAATAAACTGTAGTAATTCTTCTATCCGATTCTGGATCTTTCATATTAAAGTTAATTTCAAAGTCTTGAGGTATTTTTAAAAGATATCCAGCTGTTATAGAATCTAAAACAGGGATACATCCTTTTATAGTAAAGTTATTGACTTCATGTTGAGATACATTTTTATACCAATTAGGAACAAATTTTTTTGCTGGTATTGGTTCAGTACCTTTTAAAAGTAAAATAGACGGATCAGCAGAAAACTCAATATTCATAGTACATATATATGTAATTAATACATCATATGTATACTTAATTTAGGCGTATTAGTCAAAGAAAAAATATATTTTTTATATCCTTGAGTTAAAGGATAAATAGAATTATCTTCAAAATTAATTGTTTTTAAGTTATTATAATAGGTTTGCCAATCTGTATCAGTGTTTCCTGCTGCAAAAAAATAATCTATTGCTTTAAGCTCGTTGAGCTGTCTATCTTTGTAAGAACTTTTTAAACTATTAAAGACATCCACATCTACTGAGGAAGCATCTGATTGATCAAATTCATTGTTTTCAGAAATAATATTATTATTCGTATCTAAAGAAAAAAATTTTAATTCTTCAATGCATTCATTAAATTGCTCTTCTGTAATTTCTTTTTTTATAAAATTATTAAATTCAACATAAATTTTATCCATCTTTTGCATTAAAGAATCATTATTAGATAATTTAGTTAAAGTTTTTGTGTCTGGTGAAAAATATGCGTGAAAAGCCATATACAATTATCCTCTAAATATTTTCATAAAGATGAAGTTGTCCAGGTTCAGCTACACCAGCATTTCCTTCACCTCTATAAGCACCAGTCAAATCCAAAGTATTTCCAGAGCCACTGAATGTAGATGCTGTCGGTGAGTTAGAAACTGTACCAGGGTTACCTGGATTACCATTGCTACCATTAGTTGATGGTGGATTACCATTGTTACCCGCATTACCGCCGTTAACATTAAATACTGTTCCAATTGAAGTTGCTCCACCTGGATTACCTGGGGGAGGAGCTGCGTTACTATTCGATGTGCCGCCATTATTTCCTGCTGCTCCTACAGAATATGGTTGAGAAAAAGGTGCTGTCACATCAAATACATAATATCCAAATGCTCCAGGAGCTCCAGATCCTCCATTTTTATTAGTGAAGTTATTTCCTCCATTTCCTCCGCCTCCAGAGGTTGCCCAAGCAACAGCCTGTGTTGCATTTGTATTTGCAGTGTAAGTTCCAGAAGCAGGTCCATTAGATATAAATTTAGGAGTAAAGCCTCCTCCTCCTGCTGATCCACTAGCAACTGCAGTAATTCTTCCTTGAGCATCAACAGTGATATCTGCAGTTGTGTAAGCACCCGCTGTTCCACCAGAGTCTGTTAATAAGTCATCCAGTTTTGCTGCGGTAACTTGATTATCAGAAATTTTAGCGGTTGTAATTTGGTTAGCTGAAATTTTAGCTGAAGTAATTTGATTGTCAGAAATTTTTGCTGTTGTAATTTGATTGTCAGAAATTTTCGCTGTTGTAATTGCATTATCAGAAATTTTCGCTGTAGTTACAGAAGCGTCTGCAATTTGTGCAGTTCCAATAGTTCCACCTAAAGTGTCTAATGATATTTCAGTTAAGTTTGTACCATCAGAATATGCTGCGTAAATTTTTGCTGCATCTAAAGTAAATCCTGTCCCTGATACTGTTTTGATCGTTAAATTTGTTGGAGCTACTACTGCAGAACAATCAAAAATATAAAATTTTTCAATTGAGTCTGGAATAGTTACAGTGGAAGCTGTAGTTAAAGTTCCAGTAAATTTAATGACCATGTTTCTTGCATTAGAAATAGTCTTGT